ACATCATCTGGAAGGTCATCACCGATACCACCGCGCGGCGTAACAATCGGCGCATCGCCTTTCTTGCCGGTAGTTGCGTCCAAAGCATCATGCTCTACGATTTCAAGCGCATCAACCCACAGATAACGCCGGATGTAGGTTTCTACCGCACCGAGATTCTGGACTTCGTGACAGCCCTTTAGAGCTGCGGTAGACATGGGCGACTCAATCACAAGCTTTTCTCCAGACTCAAGATCAACAATCGTCATGCTTGCCATTTCCTTGCCGAAGCTGACGATTCCGATGATCCCGCATTCCTTGAAAACATTCAAAGCCGGAATCAGGAAATCACCAAGCTCGAAATAGTAGTAGTTTGCGAACTTGTTGTGGCCGGTCTTTTTCAGCTCCAGCTTGTGGAACTTTTCTCGTGCATCGCTGAGTTTTGTATATACGCTCACTTTTTTCCCTTCATGTTACGCTCGATGATCTTCGCATCTTGCCTGCGCCGTTCCTCCAGCATTGCGTCACGCTGGTCTTGCGCGTCCATTTCTTGCCGCTGCCGGAGTTCGTCCATAACCTCGGCTTGGAATTGTTGCTCGTTTCCTGATTCCATAGATCCTCCAAAAGCCATATCTTGCCACAATTGATTTTGATGTATATAGGTAGTTACCCTAGGTACGTGAGCGGATAGCTGAGGCACAATCAGCAGGATCAAAACTCGTAAGTCCTCCTGTTAGAGTTATTTTTACAGCAAACGTATCACATACTTGCGCGCAAGCCTCGCGCTCCATCAGCACAGCCTGCCGCATCAAATCTTGCACTTTCTCGGCGGTATAAACACGCTCATTTGGTCCGCACTCTCGACCGTACATGTACGGTGGCAGCTCAGGCAATTCCATATCAACCTCCAGTGTTAGGCGGTGGCGGTAGTGGCATCCAGTGGGTTGGATTATCAAAACGAACAAATGATCCAGTCCATTTTTTACTTATCTTTTCCCATCTTCCGAGCGCATGTCCTTTAGGCTTATTCAGGATAAGCATTTCTTCACCATTCCAGCAAATGAATTGCTTTCCATTAGTTGGCGCTGTCTCAATCGGTTGCCATTCCATATCAACCTCCAAACACCCATGCAGCAGCCATAGCCAAAGCTACAGCACAGACCAGAATCCACACGATCAGCGGGCCTAGCCAGATAAGAACTGTGTCGAACTTCATAGGCATCTTGTAAGGCCCTTCAATCACGTTCTCCCATGGCTTGGCTGATGTGCGCTTGAATCGCTCTGTAGTGTTGTTCATGCTGACTCCTTGTTGATGATCATGGAGCCACGAAACACGCCAGCATCACGCTGCATGTCGGCGTATTCCCGGCACAGCTGGCGCATGTCTTGCTCCAGCAAATCGCAGAACCCGAGGCCGTGCAAAGACTCGTAGAGCCCGGCGCAGCGGTCGCACATGTACCAGGTGGTCAACGGCTCTTCGCCGCCTTCACCGTAGATGCGCTCGGCCACGCTGTCGTAGTTCGGATAACGCCAGCGCCTGAATGCCATCGCGTCATCACCAACGGCGATCCTCTCTCCGCAAGAACAGCATTTGCGCGAGCGCTTGGTGTTCAGCGGGGCCACGTCCTGTGGTTCGTAGTACCAATCCGCATCGTCGTAGTCGCAATCACAAGATAAGCTCACAATTTCACCTCCGAAGGTTGAATCATGTTCGTCTTTCCGTAAAGCTCAATGCTTGCACGGCTGGCAATCCTGCCTTTGCGCAAAAGGTTCATGACGGACGAAACAATATCAAGCCGCCCTTCTTTCAAAGCGTTCAAAAATACTTCCGAGTTCTCGGACACGATCTCAGCCAGATCATACGCATCAAAAGCTGCTGCCTGCCTAGCAATAGCATCTTCAATCTCTGCCTGAGTGACTTCACGGCCATAGAACTGGTCTAGCTCTGCATCGGTAACTGGTTTGTCCATGATTCCTCCTAAAAGTGTCTCTATGATAGACGCTAAAAAAGTGCTTGCAATAGGTGAAAACCCTAGATTTGCTCAAGTGTTGCGGCATTCAGCAGCGTAAATCCTGACCCAGACGGATGCCAGCCAGCGGTATCAATGTGGTAAACATCCTCCAAAAAGATACCATATCCTATCCAATCAGAAGCAAAAAACCATTAGGGAAAACACCTATGGACTTAGTTATCCAGCAAGACTAGGATAGTCGCCATGAACTCTTACGTTGCCAACGAACAATCCGCAGTAACACTGCTACGAGCTAAAGCCACTTGCTTGGTCTGTACCTATAACGAACCAGAAGACATTGCATCCTCACGCCTAGCCGTTCTTTTAGCGGCAACAGACGCTGAGGCAAAAGAGCAGTGTAAAAACCATACGACTATGCTGATAAAGCGTGACTTGATTAGGCAAGCATTAGGATACACGAAACATGGGGCTATTGTTCCTGTAGACATTGAGACTACTGGTAAGCTGGTTCAGTTGCTGAAAGAAATGTTTGATGGTCGATCTATTGAAGATTGATTGCTAGAGTAACTTTAGTGAAGGAGTAGATATGGAAATAAAGCCTAACGTTATTTGCTTGACGAAAGGACTGGTTATTGACGCAGAATGCAATGACATGCTCGTGGAAGTGATGGAGTTTGTGCCTTCTGGCCATATATGGACTGACCCAGATGGGCGCACATGGATGGATTATGGGGGCATTCCTTGCTGGGCAGTAGTTTCTATTGGTAGCAACTTCCCAGCAAGTTCTAATTCGCCAGAGTCAAAATATTCAATCTTCGCTCCACGCAATCTCCGCCCCATCCGTGACCCCGGAGACGACGCAGTAGACGAATTCCTAGCTCTTACTGGAAAGCCGGACTACAAGGAAAAGATTGCTGAGAAGATGAATGAGCGTGTATGAGCAAACTTAAATATATCGTATTTAACGACAATGGATTTTCTGAATTCGTTGTGTTCCCGGAAACATTAGTACACAGAGATATTGCTAGAGCGGTTCGCGCAGAGAATATTTTGGGCGCTGGATTTTGTAACATCCATGACGATAAATTTGTTTGTTATGGTGAAAGCATTTCTCTTGGTGTCAAATGTCGTCGTGATGGTTCTGACTCAGAGGTTTTGAATAGGAGCACCTAATGAACTGGCCCGATGGAACACACCGCAGCGAACACAACGCCTTTGATCTATCAGAGCCTAGCGACTTTGGCCGGCAGTGGGTGAAAGAACTAGCAACCTCTACTCGTAACCGTGGAGCTGCTTTCCAGGTGAAAGAAGTGAAAGCGCGACAGAACATCAGTTTCGACCCTCATGCTCTGCTGAGTGCAGAGAAAACACAGCGTATCAAGAAAGGAACGATATGAACAAGCAACAAATTAAATATGCTTTGCGTGAGGCGGCAGAGGACAAAGACCCGTTTATGTATCTTGAAGATGGGGCGTTGTATTTTGCTTATGAATATGAGGATGCTCTTATTTAAAGAAGCCCACAATCAGTTTCGTGGTTTTTTCTTTTACTCGCCGAGGCAATCGAATGAACAAACAACAGATCAAGAAAGAGCTTCGGCGTAGTGTGTGCGATGACGTAACGCCTAGTTATTTTATTTCTGACGAGGCATATATTGCATGCATTGGATATCGAGTTGTTAACGAAAAAACACACGAAAATCCATACAGTTTATGCCCAGATGATCAGCGCACCTTCTTTTTGCTTTGCGCGGAGGCACTATGAAAGAATCACAAGGCCGTCGCTTAATCAAGCTGCTCAAGCATCGCCCAATGACCGCGCTAGAGCTTCAACTGACCGGCATATCTACCTGCTGGCACAAACGAGTTAAAGAGTGCCTGCAAGATGGCGAGGTGCTGAAACCAGTTGGCAAACGTGGACGCAGCAACATCTATCGAGTGGTGGTAAGCCCTAAGACTGTTTGGAGGAACAAATGAATAATGTAGAAAAGGGAATTCAGTTGGCTAAGAAGTATGCAGATTTATTTGCTGATGTTTACTATCTGCAAGACCAAGGAACTTCTTATCAAATGGCTCATGAATTCCGTCCTCTTGTTAAATCAAAGGATGAAGCACTTACAGAACTCAGCACCCACCTAGAAGCAATGGAAGCAGATAGGGTTAGGCTGCTAGAGGCGCTGAAACGTGTTGTGTACACTGTCCCTGGAATTGGAGATGGCGGTGGTTTCGTATTTGATCATCACTCGCCTGATGGTGAGTATCTTGGGTATGAAAATGTTGACCCTATGGCTGTCATCCAAGAAATGCAATCAGTTGCAATGAACGCCATCGCACAATCAACCGGAGAAACATCATGAGTGAAGAAACTTGGCTGAAAGAGTTCTATCCTGTACACGCTAATAAAGTGCCTGAAAAAAAGGCTATCAAGCACAGCCTACAAAAGTGGTATGGCCTGAGACAAGAGAACTTGAAGAAGCATGGTATTCACTATCCACCAATAGAAATTAATGGTAGTTCATGCGCTCTTTGCAAGCAATATTTTAATGCTGGATGCGTCAAGTGCCCATTGGCTCAATTTAATGGACGCCAATGCGATGAAAGTGATGGAGAGAATTTTTCGCTATTTTTTGCATACGATTGGCAAGACGATCCAGAGCCAATGATCGCCGCACTTGAAGCAATCGAATTTGTCGAAAGGACATGCAAATGAAGGTCACAGAACGCCATAAAAAGCTACTCGCTGCCATCGCCAGCAGCCCCCGCACAGCCCATCATTTCACCCATGGTAACCTAAACCAGATCACCAGCCCCAACATCATCGAGAAGTGGCTACGTGAAATGGCCGAAGCTGGCTACGTGTACGAGGACAAAGGCGTCTACCACATCACAGTTCTAGGACGCTCCATGCTTGACACAAAGGATGGCAAGGCTACAGTACGTGAGTTGGATTGGAAGAAGACTAGGTACGCTGTAGGAGACGGTGAGTCGTCAGTGTTTTACCAGCGACCAGGATCGGATCACAGCCATCTTAAAAGCTATGGAGATAAGTGCTGATGAGCTACTCAGTAATGGCCGATGTTGCCAAACGAAAACTAGCACGTATTCTTGAAGATGAATGCAAGCGTCATCGAAAAGAACACCTTGAGCAGTTCGCTCCGAAAAAAGAAGAGCCTGAGAAAACCACTGATACGCTTAAATTAACCATTTCGCAACAACAATATCAAGCGTATTTAGCGATGGCTAAAAATGTTAACAATCCATACATCGGAATGTCACAGGCAAATTTTAACAACATGTTCTGGGTGAAATAATGACACTCACCAAAAAATACCTTCTTATCGAACTCCACCACACCGATAAGCTAAAAGACCTGCTAGACAAAGTAGCAGGACGTATCTACATCATGGAAGGTGTAGAGGGTGACGTAACAGCTACTGAGCTTACAGAAGAGCAGGTAGAACGATTGAAGGAGCAAGCATGAACGAACAGAAACGCGCCCCATGGCCGTTCCCTACCCACAACGGCAAGCCTTTGCTCCCAGCAAAGAAGCTCAACCCTGCTGATTGGCCGGATGCACTTGTATGAGCAGAGACGGAACCAGAGACACACAGAATGTTTCTAAGGAAAAAACAGGGGCATTTCTTAAACTGTTCTTGTCTATTGAGCAAAAATTAGGCGGGAAAGAAAAGGCTTGCGATTACGTTGGCATTACTCGCGGTCACTACAACAGCATTTCAGATGGAGCGCAATTGTTGTCTATCAAAATGGCTAAAAAGATACTTGATGCACATAAGAGGCTTAAGACATGAGTATGACCTACCCCCAATGGATATGTGCTACCTGTGGAATGGAGCATGGAAATAAACAGACCCCAGGAATCGCAACATGGCATTACGGAACTTGCGACATTTGCAAGAAAGATCATGTTCCAGTGACTGAACCGCGAGACTTTGGCCATTTGAAGGAGACATGGAAGAATGATAGCCCTGCCAAGCTACGTTGACCACTTGCAAACTGGATGAATCAGCAGTAAAATAGTTGCAATCCCTTGGCGGGGAGTTTTCGGTAAGCCCTAGACGCGACTCTGCTGGTACCGACCAGTCCGCCAACATCCGAAAGGATGAGAGTTGCGCCTAGGGCTTTTTTATTGGTAAATCATGAAAGCAAAATCTTATGCTGAAAAGCTAAAAGACCCACGCTGGCAAAAAAAACGCCTTGAATCTTTAGATATTGCAGGGTGGTCATGTGCTTTGTGTCAAGGAAAAGAATCAACGCTGCACGTACATCACAAGCAATACATTAAAGGAAGGGAACCTTGGGAATATGACAATGATCAACTAGAGGTATTGTGCGAAAGTTGTCATAAAGAAGAGCATGAAGGAGAAGACATTTTAATGAATGTTATTTCTCGTCTGCCACTTGAAGGAATGAAATGGATAGATCGAGAGAAAGCAGCATACCTGATTGCTGGTGTTCTTGGACTTGATAGCATTTCTTTTCCAGACGTATCAAAAAAAGCATGGTTTTACGCTGGTTTGCGAGTGCAAGATCAAGTTGACGAGATTTTCCAAGAATTCATTGGAGAAATGTGATGGCAAGATCAAGAAACATAAAGCCAAGTTTTTTTACAAATGAGATTCTTGGAACACTTGATCCAATAATTTCAATGACCTTTGTTGGGCTATGGTGTTTAGCAGATAGAACCGGAAGAATGGAAGATAGACCACTGCGAATTAAGGCAGAGCTTTTCCCATACCGTGAAGGAATGGATGTTAACGGTTATTTAACTGTCCTTGAACGCAATGGGTTTATAGACAGATATGAAGTAAATGGTCAAAAATACATTCAAGTTCTTAAATTTGAAAAACATCAATCACCGCATCACACAGAAAAGCCAAAAGGATACCCAGCAAATCCAGCTTCAATTGGTGATTCTAGTTACACAACGGTTAAAGAACAGTTAGAAGACGTAAAAGGAAAGGTTCTTGAACGCTCTGATTCATTGATTCCTGATTCATTGATTCCTGATGCAGCTAAAGCTGCTGGCGCAAAAGCGCCTCAAAGCAAACGAGGTGGAAGATTGCCTGATGATTGGATTTTGCCGAAGAATTGGGGAGATTGGGCTTTAAAAGAGTTCCCAAGTTGGACTGTTGAAATCATCAGATTGGAGGCAGAAAAGTTTGCAGATCATTGGAAGTCAAAGTCTGGCAAAGATGCTGTAAAGATGGATTGGGAGGCGACATGGAGGAATTGGTGTAGAAGTGACATAGCACAAAGAGCATATGCTTCGACATTAAACCAAAACAATCCTCAATGGAAGCATATTCAAGCGGTTACGACGCCATCCAGGCAAGGACAAGACCCTGCACTAGCCAAGATAATTGCTGACGGCCTGAACGCATCAAAACCGTCTGATTCTGTGCGTGAAAAGATGCGAGAACTAGCGAGGAAATGAAGATGAAAACAATCGTAAGCTATGGAGCAGGAACAAACAGCACGGCTATGCTTGTCGGTCTTTTTGAGCGCGGAGAACGACCAGATGCGATTTTGTTTGCTGACACTGGAGGTGAGCGGCCTAGCACTTACGAGCATGTTTTAAAAGTAAATGAGTGGTGCTTGATGGTTGGTTTTCCTGAAATAATCACCTTGCGTGCAACAGGAAAAACACTTGAGCAAGATTGCTTAGACAGAAAGGCGCTTCCGTCTATTGCTTACGGTTTTAAGACTTGCAGCCAGCGATGGAAAAAACAGCCTCAAGACAAGTGGATGAACAACAATGATGGATTTAAAGACGCAATAAAACTGCTTGGGATTGATGCAGGGGAGCCGCACCGAGTAAAAGACTTCCCAAATACTAGATACCCACTTGTTGAATGGGATTGGGATCGAGATGAATGCGTAGAAGCAATTAAAAGAGCAGCATTGCCGCAACCTGGGAAAAGCGCATGTTTTTTCTGCCCAAGTAGTAAACCTAAGGAAATTTTGCTGCTAAGGCAAGAAAGCCCCGATTTGCTGGAAAGAGCTTTGGCAATGGAACAAAACGCAGAGCTTACATCAATCAAAGGGCTTGGAAGGAATTACTCATGGACAGAGTTGATAAATTATCAAGATTCTCAGATTGATATGTTTAGAACATTACAGGAAACGCCATGCGAATGTTTTGACGGTTAGGGTAAACACCAATACCAAAGACAAATCTAGCTGATAGACTGCATACACTGCAATAAAGCAGCAACTTAAAGGAGTAGACCATGAGCAAGCCCGAAACTATCACCATCGATGATGTGAAGTACGTCCGTGCTGACGCTGTGCAAGTCAAGCCGAACGGCAACCGCAACGTGGTCGTGTGTGACCGTGGTTGGATTTTTGCTGGCGATGTGACCCGCGAGAATGGTCGCATCAAGATCACCCGTGCGCTGCATGTGTTCCGCTGGGAATCCATTGGCTTTGATGGAGTCATCAAGAATCCAAAGAGCAACAAGGTAACGCTCAAGCAGATTGCAGACATTGATATGCCTGCTGATGCTGAACTGTTCTCTGTTCCTGTCGAAGAAAATTGGGGCTTGTGATGACTGCGGAATTTAAGCCTGTCGGCTGCGGCTACGGCGACGGCGACGGCTGCGGCTACGACAACGGCTACGGCTACGGCAACGGCTACGGCGACGGATACGGCTACGGAGACAGCAACGGCAACAGCAACGGCGACGGAAACGGCTACGGCAACGGCTGCGGCTACGGCGACGGCTACGGCAACGGCTACGGCGACGGCTACGGCTACGGCGACGGCGACGGAAACGGCGACGGCTGCGGCTACGGCAACGGAACTGTTACAGGCAACACCAGGAAGCGTAGGAGTTGACTGCATACATAGATTGGTTAGGAGCGGAAGGAAGGTAATAAATGACAGATTTAGTGATGACCAAGCCATGTAAACATGGCGATCTTGCGTGTGGCTCTGGCTATTGGTATTGCGGGAAATGCGAGGACGAAAGTCGCAGAGCAGCATACAAGAGACTTACGCCAGCACAGAAGGCTTACGACAACTACGTTGACCCTCTCGGTGCTTACCACATTGACTACGACAGAGAATATCAAGGATGCAGTTGTCACATAAGCCCGCCTTGCAATTACTGTTTGAGCAAAGGAGAAGATGATGGTTCATAACGCCAAAGTGACAGGCCACCACCACTAACCAATCTAAATGCAACTTTAGGAGGTGTGATATGGATAGCAGGCAGCAGTTTGAAGAGTGGCTAGATAGCCAAAATGGTAATGAATGGCCAATCGGAGAGCAATATTCTGCGCTTCGTGCATGGCAAGCAGGCCGAGCATCAATGCGTGATGAGGCTACATCGGTTTGCGAAAATGAAGGAGCAAAGCACGGAATACGGTCGCCAGAAGGTTATGCATCTTTAGTTTCAATGATCCAGCCATGATTGATTACGAACGCCTAACCAGACAGCTTGCAAATGAAATACTAAAAGCAGTAAAGTCAGGCAAGGACTACCCGCCAGAGGTGATTACGATGGCGCTTTATTTGACTGGTGATTTGGGGTGAGTTGAGATTTAACCAACGGAGGTTTATATGACTCAGTATGAACGAGAAGAAGAGCAACTTGAGCGCGACTTGCAAAGTTGTCTGATTTCTATGGAGGAATACAATCGTCAATTGAATGAAATGCAGCGCAGTTATAGAGACGAAATGCGTGGACTAGCGGAAGAGGCGGCAGAGCGCGCATATAACGATGCGCTTGGAGTAGGCTGGTAAGAACAGTAAATGACAGATGTACAACGAGAACAAAATCCGCCAGCAAGCTCTAGACCACTACACCGAGCTAGCATCCAATCCAGGGTGGCGGGAGTACGCATGGAAGCAAGTACAAGCAATGGCGAAGGAAAACCCAGCTATGTATTGGGACCTACCGGAAAAACTGAAAGATGCCATGCAGAAGAAATTATCCGAAGAACGGCTAAAAGTTGGGGCGTGAATGCGGGCCGCTAAAGTGGACGCCAACCATATGCAAGTAGTCTCCGCTCTGCGTGCTGCTGGATGCCTTGTTGAATCTCTGGCTGGTGTAGGTAAAGGAGTTCCAGACCTGCTTGTAGGCTACGAAAACAGCGCAGGAGAACTTAAATTCTGGATGGTAGAGGTAAAGGACGGAGCGAAGGCAAAAAGCGCTCAGGCACTTACGCCGGCACAAGTGGGTTGGCATGCAAAGTGGGAAGGCTATCCAGTCTCAATCGTTGACGGGCCGGAATCGGCATTGCGCCATCTAGCAGCGCTGAAAGCATAAATTGTGTGGTCAAAGAATAAACCAAAACCAACGCTATCCGAGCATGAGCACATCATGCGGATCAAGGAAATGAACTGCGTGATCTGCGATGAACCAGGGCCGAGCGAGTGTCACGAAATCAAACAAGGCGCTTGGTTTACTTCTTTACCTTTGTGCCCGTCTTGCCATCGAGATAACTTCAACGGCATCCATGGACAGAAACGAGCATGGGCCGTGCGAAAGATGGATGAACTGGACGCGCTGAACATGACCATTGAAAGGCTTGTGACATGACACCCGAGCAAGAATCCGCACTAGACAACATGATGGAGCTAGTATCCAGCCTAGCAAACCTAACCCAGCAACAAGCAAACCTGATCTACGAGCAACATCAGCAAATTCTTGACCTAGCGGCACGGCTAGGAACTATGGAAGTAATTGCGAAGGCGAAACTGTAGCTGTATAAACGATCAGTAAAAACCTAGGGTTTCCACTAATGCTAATAATCTTGCAGTGTGTATGATGGAGACTCTTTATGAGATAAAAATGCTTATTTTGATTCGCGGACTCCCAGGCTCTGGGAAAAGCACTTTGGCAAAGTCAATGCAAGGATTCCACCACTACGAAGCCGATATGTTTTTCATGCGTAATGGCGGATACAAGTTTGACAGAGACCAGATCAAGCAGGCTCATGAGTGGTGCCAAAAAAAGACTGACGACTCTTTGAGTATTGGAGGCGACGTTGTGGTTAGCAACACTTTTACTCAAAAGTGGGAAATGAAGCCTTACATGGAGATCGCAAAAAAGCATGGAGTTCCTGTTGAGGTAATTACCGCTACTGGAAATTTCAAAAACATTCACGGAGTGCCTGAAGAAGCAATTCAGCGTATGCGTGACCGCTGGGAAGACTAGGAGTAAATAACATGGACCTTCAAGCAAAAGACGGAGAATTTACCGTAGTAAGCACCGCCGCACTAGACAGCCTCAAGCGCATGGTAGAGGAACTGGAGCGCGATGCCGCGCGGTATCGGTGGTTGCGTCAAAATAATGACGATCTATGGCATAGCTATTGCTCTGAAAGTGACGAAACACTAAACGATTTTGATGCTGCAATTGACAAAGTAATGAAACATGAGTGAGCGCGACCATAACATAGCAATCGATTTCATCATTGCCAATTCGCGCAAGTTCGCAGAGGCAAAGGCACAGCGCATCTACTTGGAAGAGTTCAGGAAGAGCAAGAAAGCACTTCTAATGGCCCATAGCGACGCTAAAACAGCCGTAGAGCGTGAGCAGTACGCATACAGCCATCCGGAGTACCTGGAGCTTCTAGAAGGGATGAGAGCAGCTATAGAGCAGGAAGAATACCTAAAGTGGAAGATGACAGCAGCGCAGATAGTGACAGAATGCTGGCGGACGGAACAAGCGAACAACCGCAGGCAAGATAACGCAACGAGGTAGGGTAAACACCTATTGATAGATAACTGTAGATGACGATAATTGAATCATCAACTAAGGAGAAGAAAATGAACCCAAAAGGAAAAAGCAGGTACGGTGAAGATTGGACAAAAACTCCAAAAGAATAGCCGCTATCCACTAGCCAGTTCTCTCCTAGCTGGCAATGATGTGGAATAGTGTTTAGGCCCGGAGACTGGATCGATGGGCATTTTTTAGGAGAGTATTTTGTGGTGGTGAATGCTGAACGCGAACGGACAGCGACTCGCCAAAACGGCAGGTATAGTGGGTTCGACTCCCATCTGCATGAATCTGGGGACGCCTAGACGCCACCACAAAGCATATAATGTAGTTTAGGATTGGCGCGGCGTGGAGAGTGCTAGGATTTCCTGGTGCAACGCAGACACGTAGGCGAGAAAAGATCGGGTGTGACTAGCTAGCCTGTGAAGCCTCCTAGTTAAGCCAGGATAGCGAATGGCCGCCAATCCTAAGCACCATGAAGTTAGCGCCATTATCGGCATGGTGACGTGCAAGGTCTAGGATTTGTTGGAAGCGCATGGTTAGCCTTTCGTGGCCTTTGCGATGGCTGCTTGAGCGGCTTCCTCAAGTGTTTTAAAGCCTGTATTTTCATTGCCGATGCGTTTGTTATTTGCTCCGCCATAGCAAGGATGATTTTCACCATTTGGTTTTTCGGTAGCAATATATGCCTGAAAAAATTCAGGCCGAACGTCAGTGCGATCGTAACGAACGATCCAAATCGGCAGCTCATCATGAGCCCAGCAGTCACCATGAGGACGATGGACAATAGAAAAATGTTGGGCTTCATTCATGATTTTCTCCTATTTCACCAGTACATCAAAGTATTGAAGAGCAAGAACAAATAGCCCACCAGAGCAGGCTATGACGGTGAGGAAGTTAAGCATTGTGTCTCCTATTGACTAACTACCGCGCAAACCGCCTGTCACGCGGCTTGCTGCTGGGGTTGTCAGGCAATGGCCTCTGCGATTTCGTCTGCCCTGGCGGCCAGTTCCTCGGCGATAGCGCGCTCACGACCGAGGGTGGTCTTTGCGAACGCGAGCAGTGCCTCGCGCAGGACAGTTGCCTTGGTGATCTCGATCGGTTCTTGATCCATGTTTCTCTCCATTCAGACCGAGCGCGTGGCGCAGGATGCCGACCTGTTGCGGCGTGTGATTCGCGCTCATGCCGGCTCTCCCGGCAGCCCACGCGGAGCCATGGCCCGCACCAGCTGCGCATCACGGCGCTCGATGCGGTCGGCCCGGCGCTGCTCGTAGTCCTGCTGATTCAGTTCACGCACTCGCGCAAGGTCTGCGGCCAGCCACTGCTCTTCAGTGGGCGGCGTCCACGGTGCCAGGGCGGCGGCGATGATGGGATGAAGTTCGTTGCTCATTTCATATCCCTTGCGCGCGTGATGCGCGAATATGCAACTTCGATCAGAAGTCGATACTCAAGATGCGTTTGGTCATCGTGTTCTTTCTCCGACTTCGTCAGGAATTCATCGACAGAGCCAAGGAAGCATCCGCGAGTAACTTCAAGCGTGTTGTCCCTGGAGTTATAGACGGTCAACGTTCCGTTTGCGGTTCCAACGTTTGATGCCCAAAAAATCAGGCCATCGCCGGAGACCCGCGCATCGCCGGAGACCTGCGCATTGCCGTAGACCCGCGCATTGCCGTAGACCCACGCATTGCCGGAGACCCACGCATCGCCGGAGACCTGCGCATTGCCGTAGACCCGCGCATCGCCGTAGACCCACGCATTGCCGGAGACCCACGCATCGCCGGAGACCTGCGCATTGCCGTAGACCCGCGCATTGCCGTAGACCCGCGCATTGCCGTAGACCTGCGCATTGCCGTAGACCCGCGCATCGCCGTAGACCCGCGCATCGCCGTAGACCCACGCATTGCCGTAGACCCACGCAAGGTTCTTTTCACTCTCAACGTATCCGCCAAGCGTTCCTGGCGTGATGCCGAGAGCGGCGATAGTGACCAGTGCCCGAATGCGTTTAACGGTTCTACCAGGCGCAATGACAATCTCGTCTCCTGGCACAAATTCATATTTCATTCGTCTCTCCTTTGTTGCTTGGTTGTGAACAACTCCCGCGCAAACCGCCTGTCACGCGGCTTGCTGCTTGGGCTGTCACTGCAGGCCGTAGGCGGCTGCGAAGGCGGCTTGGTTGGCGTAGCGCTCGCGGTCAAGCTCGCGGACTATGCCTCCAATGTTCATGGTTACATTGACGCCGGCATGATCCTCGATCACGGTTACGGCGTGCCGGTGCGCGTTGAAAGTTTCGACCCTCAGCATGGCGCCAACATTGTTCAGCGCGCACATGGCGCTGTAGACGGCTTCGGCTTGGGCTTGGTTCAGAATCATGATGCGTCCTTTCAAAAATCATTTCGTGTTGCGATGACTCTATTATGCCAATCCACAATGTTTTTTCCAGTAGGGAAAACCCTTAGATAACACTGATCATTTAAACAGTGGAAAAAACATGGGAAGAGTGTTAAAATAACATCTCTATTAACCGAAAGGACTTCTATGTTTGGAATGCTCGAATCGCTTGCTAAGGCTGCTGTGGGTGTTGTTACGACTCCTGTCGCGCTGGTGGCCGATGTTGTCACTATGGGCGGCGCACTGACGGATAAGGATAAGCCGTACACCGTGGAAGCCGCAGAAAACATCGTCCAGAATCTCGAAGATGCTGTGACGCCGAACAAATAACCAATAGGATAGACATGGAACAGACTCAAGAAACCGCAACCAATGAGCCGATTACCCCGAAGCCGCCTAGCAAGCTAAAAGGACGCACGCTGCCGGTGAAGTTTAAAGGTCCGGACGGTGAGACTTGGGCAGGGCGTGGAAGAAAACCAGCATGGGTTGTAGGGGATAAGGAACAGTACCGGGTGAAGTGATGAATACAGTATTTGTGCTCATTATGATCTTCGGTGGGAATTCTAGTGGTTCAGGATACGCAACCATTCAACAAGAATTCTCAACGCTAGAAAAGTGCGAACATGCCAGAAAAACATTAGCAACTATTCATAACAATAATAATACTGGTTATTCTGTCCTTAGAACGCAAGGATGTTTCGCTAAATGACTGCAGACGAACAACAGCAAGTAAACGAGGCAGCGACATTCCTAGTTTGCCTAGAGCAGTTGTTCTCTGAGTTATCCGAAGAGCAGATAGACATACTCATTGCAAACGAGTTAGTAAGTCCTAACGTAAAGCTATGGATTGCTGACAAATATGGCAGGAATGTGCAATAATGACTAATGAGTCAGCAAAAAGTGCGCTAGATTATGCCTAAGACAAGTACCAGCGGACAAGGAAGGCCAAAGGGAGTGCCTAACAAGTCCACCATTGAGTTTCGTGAGACAGTTAGTGCATTGCTAGCCGGGAACTCTGCGAACGTTTCTAGGTGGCTAGAAGAGGTTGCAGAGGGTAGCCAAGCAAAAGACTTGAAGCCGGACCCAGGGAAGGCGCTAGACCTTATGGCAAAACTCGCTGAGTTCGCGGCTCCAAAGCTGGCAAGGACTGAGCATGTTGGCGATGGCGGCGGCCCTGTCCGCATCATTGCTAGCAATCACGATGAAGCTCTGTGAAGCTAACTGACAAGCAAGAGCAAGCGTTATCCGTATGCGCTAGTGACGCCACTCACGTAATGTTGTTTGGAGGGAGCCGATCTGGGAAGACGTTCCTCCATGTACGCAACATCGTTATGCGGGCGCTAAAGGCGGAAGAGAGTAGACATGCAATCTTCCGATTCCGATTAAATCACCTGAAAGCCTCTGTATTCCTTGACACTTTTCCAAAGGTCATGAGGCTTGCTTATCCTGGTGTGGACTGGCACCCACATACGCAAGATATGTATATCGAGCTTCCGAATAAATCACAGATATGGTTTGCCGGCCTGGATGATAAGGAGCGTACCGAGAAAATCCTAGGCATGGAATTCTCTACGCTGATGTTTAATGAGGCTAGTCAAATCCCGTATTCGTCTGTGACCATGGCTCTAACACGGATGGCCCAACTTGCACAGCAGAACATTGAAGGAAGATCAAAAAAGCCTCTAAAACTGCGTGCATTCTATGACTGCAATCCTCCGCCTAAAAGCCACTGGACGTATCGGCTATTTATTGAAAAGCGCGATCCAGATACGAGAGAGGCCATCAGAAACCCAGAAGACTACGCATCATTCCAGATCAATCCGAAGGATAACTCTGAAAACATCAGCCCTGAGTATTTAAAGCAGCTTGAGAATCTTCCGGCAAGAATGAGAGCGCGATTCCTAGAAGGCAGGTTCGCAGACGCTAATCCTAATGCTCTGTTCCCAGAAGAGCATATTGATAAATGGCGCGTCATCGATGGATCAACGCCTGATATGGTCCGTGTGGTTGTTGCAGTTGACCCGAGTGGAGCTGATGATGTGGACAACGCAGACAATGACGAGATTGGCATTATCATTGCTGGGCTGGGAACTGACGGCAATGCGTACATTCTAGAAGATTGCACGATTAAGGCAGGCCCCGGAACGTGGGGAAGAATCGCAACTAGTGCATTTGATCGCCATAAAGCAGATTGCGTGGTCGGAGAAACTAATTTCGGCGGGGCGATGGTCCAGCAAACCATTCAAGTAGCAAGGCCACGCACGCCATTTAAAAAGGTCACAGCAAGTCGCGGCAAGGTTGCGAGAGCAGAACCTTATTCAGCCCTATACGAACAGGGGAAGATTCGCCACGTTGGTATTTTCCCAGAGCTTGAAGATGAATTAAGCGGGTTTTCTACTGCTGGGTACACAGGTAACAAAAGTCCTAACCGTGCTGATGCCATTATTTGGGCATTAGCCGAGTTATTCCCTGGTATTACAAAGCCAACATCAAAGACAGAGATTATTATTCCTCTTCCTAAATCATCTCCATTCTCTAGACAGAATGTCACGAGTAGACGATAATTATAAAAAGGCATTATCGTATGGCACGCCCGACAAAAACTCAGCAACTATCCGACTTGCATCAATCAGCAATTGCTGAGTTTGACACTGTACAGTCTGCATTACGTGATGAGCGGATGCAATGCCTGCAAGATCGCAGGTTTTATTCTTTGGCTGGAGCAGCTTGGGAAGGTCCAGTCGGCGAACTGTATGAAAACCGTCCTCGGATGGAGTTCAACAAGATTCACCTTGCAGTGATCCGCATCATTAACGAGTATCGAAACAATCGTATCACGGTTGATTTCATTAGCAAGGAAGGTGAGGAATACGATTCTCTCGCTGATACTTGCGATGATCTATTCAGGGCTGATTGCCAGGATTCATGTGCCGAGGAAGCGTTTGATAACGCCTTCGAAGAGGCTGTAGGCGGTGGATACGGGGCGTTCCGTCTTACTACAGGGTATGAGAATGAAGAAGACGATGACGATGATAAACAGCGCATCCGAGTAGTTCCGATCTGTGATGCTGACAGCTCTGTTTATTTCAGTCTGAACGCAAAGCGCCAAGACAAGAGCGATGCTAAACGCTGCTGGGTAATCACGGCTATGACACGTGATGCGTATAAAGAAGAATGGGACGATGATCCTGCTACTTGGCCGAAAGATGTTCAGCAAACTGAATTTGATTGGTCTACTCCTGATGTTGTATATGTCGCTGAGTTCTATCAAGTAGAGGAAGAGCGTGAGACTGTTCGAGTATTCAAAAAGCTGGATGGCGATGAGGAAAAATATACAGACTCGGAGCTAGAGGATGATGAATCCATCCTTGAAACTCTGGCAGCAACTGGAGCTAAAGAAGTACGCAGCAAGAAAGTGAAGCGCCGCAAGGTACACAAGTACATCATGAGCGGTAGCAAAATCCTTGAGGATTGCGGCTACATCGCAGGTACTGAGATTCCGATTGTACCTGTCTACGGTAAGCGCTGGTTCGTTGATAATGTAGAACGTTGCATGGGCCATGTGAGGCTTGCTAAGGATGCCCAGCGGCTCAAGAACATGCAAATGTCCAAACTGGCAGAGATTAGCGCTCTGTCGAGTGTTTCCAAGCCTATTCTCACACCTGAACAGATTGCTGGGCATCAAGTGATGTGGCAGGAAGACAACATCAAGGACTATCCTTACCTGTTGGTCAATCCTGTTACTGATGCAAACGGAAACACCACGGCGTCAGGTCCAGTTGCTTACACGAAGTCCCCAGAAATCCCGCCTGCTATGGCTGCATTGCTACAGCTTACAGAGCAGGATATGCGGGATATTCTCGGCAATCAGCAGCAAGGCGATAAGATCGTCAGCAATATCTCCGCTGAGGCTGTTGATCTTGTTCAAAATCGCCTGGACATGCAGACGTTCATCTATATGTCCAACATGGCCAAGGCGATGAAGCGGTGCGGTCAGATTTGGCTGTCAATGGCTAAAGATGTATATGTAGAAGAAGGCCGAAAGATGAAAGGTATAGGTGCTCAAGGTGAAATGCGTGGCATTGAATTGATGCGACCGATTGCCAATCAAGAAACTGGAGAGACAGAGCTAGAAAATGATCTGGCTAATGCCAAGTTTGATATTTATGCAGACGTTGGCCCATCAAGTTCTAGCAAGCGCCAGTCCACAGTCAAGACGCTATCCAATATGCTTACGATTGCTCAGACTGATCCTGAGGATTCCACGATCCTGCGATCCATGATCATGATGAACCTTGAAGGCGAAGGCGTGCAGGACGTGCGCGAATACTATCGTAAGAAGATGGTTCGTATGGGCGTTCATAAACCTACCGAACAAGACATTGCAGAAATGCAGGCACAAGGTAACAAGCCTGATCCGCAATCTCAATACATGCTTGCAGAGTCTGAACGGGCTAAAGCCGAGGCGTCAGATTTCAGGGCGAACACACTCAAGAATATTTCTCAGGCCGATCTGAACAAGGCGAAAGAAGCTGAGACGCTCGCCAAGATTGATCAAGGTGAACGCGATCAAATCATCAAGACGCTTGAAACAATCAACAAAGTGAGGCCGCAAGGTGGATCTGCTGGGGCTTGATCCTTCAAAGCTAGGGCATGCTCAACTCGCCATGCTGCGCGAGAGATACAAGACTGAGAATCCGTCCCTGTATGAGTGGCTGGCCCCGTTCGAGCACCAAGCATTCGCACGGGAATGGACACGCGAAATGCCATGGCTGGCGGCTCCTAGCCTGGCTGTTGCAACTCCGGCCTATGCAGTGGCTAAAGGGCTAGGATTCATGACGAATCAAGGTGAAGCCACGCCTCCTAGCTGGGAACAAGTGTTCAGAGGATACAAAGGTATCTGGCAAGGACTCACACAATAAAGGCCATCCGGCAAAGCCTCAATTTGCCGAGTAACTGACGGAGAGTGTATGTCTACAGCGGAAACAATCGAGAACGCAGAGCAAGTAGAAGTTGACGATCAGACGGACAAGCCAGATCATACTGTAAATGATGAAACAGACGGTGCAGATAATGCTGCAACAGGCCAGCATGAAGAGCAACAAGAAACTGATGAAGTGGTCGTAACCATTGGCGACGAACAACAGCAGGAAGAGGACACGAAGGCGCCTGAATGGGTGCGAGAGCTTCGTGTAAAGCATCGTGAGGCTCAGAAGCGCATCCGAGAGCTTGAAAGCATTGTTCAAAAGACTGAGCCTGCTACCAAACTTGGAGCCGAGCCAAAGCTGGAAGACTTTGATTATGATGCCGACAAGTTCACAGTTGCGCTAAAGGGCTGGTACGAGAATAAGCGCAAGCATGACGCAGAGCAAGAAGCCAAACAGCGCCAAGCCGAAGAGCAAGAAAAAGAATGGCGTGCTAGTCTGCAAGGTTATAACGAAAAGAAGCAGAGTCTGAAAGTGAAAGACTTCGATGATGCAGAGGAAATCGTTAAAGAGCAATTCAACGTCATCCAGCAGTCGGTTATTTTGGATGCCGCTACAAACTCTGCTCTCGTAGTATATGCACTCGGCAAGAACCCTAAGAAATCAGCAGAACTTGCTAGTATCAAAAACCCCGTCAAACTCGCAGCAGCCATTGCAAACCTGGAGTCTCAATTGAAAGTACAAGGCAAGCGTACCCCCCCGGCTCCTGAGAAAACTATCACAGGTACTGCTCCTATTTCTGGTAACTCTGACCAAACCCTGGAACGACTGCGCGAAGAGGCTGCGCGGACCGGAGATATGTCTAAGGTTGTTGCGTATAAGCGCCAACTGAAAGAGAAACAAAAGTAATTGACATTGCCATAAAAAGCAGTTAATATAAGTTTCAGGTATCGCTAGCCTTAAATAGTAGATTTTTAAACGGGCCTCCGTCCGGCCTCAATTGGATGAGTATCTAGCAGGGTAAAACCTATTACTTATTCATCTTTTTGAGGTAAATCTAAATGGCTAATCAATTCTCCAAGGAAGAACGCGTCGCGTTCGAAGATATCCTGGAAGGCTTCCAGGATGCTCTTGTACTCTCTCGTAATGTCTCGATCTATAACACTGATCAGACGATGATGGAGCGTACCAACAACGTCATTTGGCGCCCGCAGCCGTACATCGCGCAATCGTTCGATGGAACGGATCAGACCGCAAATTTTCAGGACATTACTCAACTGTCTGTCCCTGCAACCATCGGTTTTAACAAGTCGTCTCCGTGGATCATGACTGCAACCGAGTTGCGTGATGCTCTCCAAGAAGGTCGCTTGGGCGATGCTGCAAAGCAGAAACTTGCATCTGATATCAATGTGGCTGTGATGAACGTCGCTGCGCTGCAAGGTACTCTGGTGGTCAAGCGTACTACCGCAGCCGCAGGCTTTGACGATGTGGCGCAGTGCGAGGCTATCTTTAACGAGCAAGGCGTTCAGCCTTTCGATCGTTATCTGGCTCTCTCCACTCGTGACTACAACGGCATGGCTTCTAATCTTGCTGGGCGTGGCACCATGACGGGCAAGCCAACCACAGCCTATGAAAAGGCTTATGTCGGTACTGTGGCGTCTTTTGAGACTTACAAGCTCGATTACGCCAATCGTCTGGCTGCTGCTGCTGGTGGCGCTGGCATCACCATGAGCACGCTGGATGCGGCTGTCAACTATTACACTCCGGTCGCTACCCGTACCGCTACGACTGGCGAAACCAGTAACGTCGATAACCGTTATCAGACGATTACCGTGTCTACGACTGCAAACGTTGTGGCTGGTGATTGCTTCACGGTTGCTGCTCTGGATGCTGTCCATCACATCACCAAGGGCGATACCGGCCAGCTCAAGACGTTCCGTGTTATCTCGGTTGATTCTGGTACTACGATGACCATCAGCCCGCCGATGATCACTGCTCAAGGCGGTACTGATTCTGAACTGCAATATCAGAACTGCGTCATCAACACCAAGGCGGCCAACTCGGCGCTTGTCTTCCTGAACACGGTTGCTGCTACGATCAACCCGTTCTGGCAAAAAGACGCCATTGAAATCCTTCCGGGCCGTTATGCCGTTCCGACTGACGCTGGTGTGAGTGTGATGCGCGCATCTACCGACCAAGGTATCGAGCTGGTGTGGCAGAAGTTCTACGATATCAACACCATGAAGACCAAGTATCGTCTTGATACTCTCTTCGGCGTTGTTAACAAACAGCCCGAAATGACCGGGATCATGCTGTTCTCGCAAACCTAATCGATGGGGGCTTCGGCCCCTATCCTTAACTTACAAGGAAATATCATGGCTTCTAAAATTGTCTATTCTCAAGGTCGTGTCGAAGTCACGATCCCGGCAACTGAGAGCATTGCGGTTTATACGCAAGGCACTGCGCAGGTCTATCGGGAACTTGGCTATCCGAACGTCCCCAGCACTCTAAGCCTGCTCGGCACTGTCGAAAATGAACAGACTGTGTTTGGTGCTTACGCATCCGGCGCGACGATCATTATCGAAGCTGGCGCGGCTCCGGTGTATTACTCGGTCGGTGTTGGCCCGGTTACCGATGTTGTGCTGCAAGCCAAGGTGCAAGGCGCTCCCGGAGTTCTGAACGCTACCGGAACGCTGACTGCCGCAATGCTCGCCGCTGGTCTTGTGACCTCTACGACTGCTGCCGCTGTCACGGCTACGCTCGATACTGGCACGGTCATTGACGCTGCTCTTGATCTGTCGATTGATCAATCGTTCGACTGGTCGGCAATCAATACCGGCGGTGCGAATGCGTTTACTGTGACTGCATCGGCTGGCCATACGATTGTTGGCTCTGGTACGGTCGCTGCTAGCTCTTCTGGGCATTTCCGTACCCGTAAGACTGCGGCAGATACGTTTGTCACTTATCGTCTGTAATAGGAAGGGGATTCGTCCCCTTTCTTTTTATTGGAGTTAGTCATGCCGCTGAAAAAAGGCTATAGCCAAAAGACGATTTCACGCAACATTTCCAAGGAAGTGAAAAGCGGTAAGCCTCAAAAGCAGGCTATCGCAATCGCACTTTCTGCGGCACGAGAATCCGCTAAGAAGGCTGGCAAGCCGAGTAAAGCGCCTAAGAAAAAATGACCTATCAAACTCTTCTCGTATATCGGTGCCCTGGTAAGCATTCTGTTGGTGGTGGCACGTATGACTTTGCGCCTGCGGAAACTAAGGACGAACTAAGCAAGATGCTGTCCAAAGGATGGTTTAAAACGCTTCCAGAGGCAATAAAAGGAAAAGAGATTGTAGAAGACGGTCCTCCTACTAGGGCTGAACTAGAAACTAAAGCGAAAGAGCTTGGCCTGAAGTTCGACGGAAGAACGAATGACAAGAAGCTAGCATTGATGATTGAAGAGGCATTGTAATGGGCTGGACAAAACGTCAATTCATAGAAACTGCACTTGAGGAAATCGGGTTTGCTTCTTACGTTTATGACATTCAGCCCGAACAACTAAATAGCGCACTTCGCAAGATGGATGCAATGTTATCTACTTGGTATGGGCAAGAAATCAGGATCGGCTATCCAGTGCCAACAAGTCCTGAGAATAGCGACCTAGACGAAGAAACAAACGTACCAGATGCAGCAAACGAAGCAATCCTTTTGAACCTTGCCGTGCGTCTAGGGCCATCTTTTGGAAAGACAGTAAGCATTGACACTAAGGTATCCGCAAAGAAGGCGTATGACCAGCTTCTAGGCCGCGCAATGATGCCTGCTGAAATGTCTCTCCCGTCTACTATGCCGAGCGGTGCTGGGAATAGATGGACGCAGATTGACGATCCGTTCTTGCCAGGCCCTAATGGCGATCCGATCCAATACGATTCAGGTAATGGACAACTTATTTTTGGTGACTAATCATGGCAATTCAAAATCTCACGCTAAAAGACGCCATTGCCTCTAGCACGTACTTTGCCATTAACCAAAATGGGCAAGACTATCGTGTTCTAGTCGGTACTCTGTCTGATTACATCATTGCTCTTGTTCCGACAAGTACGGCGCAGCAAGCATTCACCACTCAATACGCCTCTCCTAGTGCAACTGGATTTTCTGTCCAGATCACCCAAGGCAATGACAATATCCACCTGATTCTTACGCCTACCGCTGGTTATGCCGCAGGTACGATTGTTCTGCCTACCTCTACTGGTCTAGCTGATAAGCAAGAGGTGCTTGTTAACTGCACTCAACAAGTAACGGCCCTGACGATCACCGGGAATGGGGCAACTGTTACTGGTGAGCCTACCAGTCTTTCTGCTGATGCTTTTTTCCGTCTCAAATACGATCTTGCAACCAATGTTTGGTATCGAGTGGGGTAAATCATGACTGTACGCGCACCTTTCCAGCCCGTCTCAGGGGCAAACCTCGTAGTAACTCCGGCTGCAGCGTCTGCTTCGGCTACGGTCAACGCAGTATCTAAGTCGGTACGGTTGGTTAATTCTGGGCTAAATATCTGCCATGTCCGAATCGGAACTGGCGCTCAGACTGCTACTACTGCTGATCTTCCTGTGAGGGCTGGTTCTGAAATTGTCGTACAGAAAAGTGACGGACAAGAGACGGTCGCATACATTTCTGCGGCTGGTACTACTCTTCATATCCAGACGGGTGAAGGTGGCGCGTAATGCAAATCCCGATTGTCTCGGGTATTTACAGTGATACAACTGGAGATTTCCGCGTCTCGTATCCTGTAAATCTTGTTCCTGTTGCTTTGCAAAGCGGAGTATCTAATGGATATCTTCGGCCAGCGGATGGGATCGTAGAGATTGCGACCGGCCCAGGGAATGGGCGTGGTGGCATCAATTGGAATGGCACGCTATATCGCGTCATGGGATCTAGTCTTGTCTCAATCGACAAGAACGGAGTTATCACCACGATTGGTAGCGTCGGGTCCGGTAGTGATGTGACATTCGATTACTCATTTGATCGTCTTGCTATCGCCTCTGGTGGCAATATGTTCTATTGGGATGGCGCTACCTTACA